GATTCTTCCCCACCATGCTGGCCTCATCCACTACCAGCAGTCCGCCGGGTGATACTGGTGGCTTGGGGTCGAGAAAGATTAGACGGGGCCGCCCCTTCACGCTGCCGAGTTCTTCCACCTTCTTGTATAGAGCGGAGTGAATCGTCGTGGCTTTGTACCCGGTCACCTCCTGTAGACGCCTCGCCGCCTTACCTGTGGGCGCGACTAACTTTACACTCCCGGCCCATTCGTCGAGGAAGCGGCGCATCAAAGTTGTTTTACCGGTTCCGGCCGCACCCACCAAGACGGCTTCGCTGCCGGGTTCCATCAGTGTCGTCTTGATTATGTTTAGTGCCCGCTCTTGATCAGGACTAAGCGTGTGTTGTTTCTCGATTATAGCTGCAAGGTTCATTGTTGGATTCCTATATGTCTTTCAGTGTTCTGCCTACGTCTGCCTCTGCCGTCATGGGTACTTCCCACGAGGGTATTCTGATGACCATGCACTCTTCCATGGTGCGTCGCATACGTTCAATCTCCGGCGGCAAAGGCTCGCCCTTCACCGGAGACCATAAAGGATCGAAGCCGCCTGGTAGCGGTACCTCGACTGCGATGGAGTCATGGCACTGATGAATCATCCCGGTGCCTGGACCCGCAAACTCGAAGGGGAACGCGTCTCNNACGGCGCACTCAGCTAAACGCATGACACTTCCCTCGGCTGCCAGGATGGGGAAGTTCACCACCTCGTTGAGCTTGCCNTCACTNAGAGGNCCGGAGCGCCTACCCATAACGGGCTCCTCCATCCAGCCTTGGTGTTTGTAGTCCGCCATCATGCGGTCCCATGCTTGCGCCCACTCGGGTTCGGACTTCAACCAGGCGTCGTGCATTACCCGCACCTCGCGGATGGACATGCCCACGTACGGAAGCTCCCCGTTATCTACCTCAGTAGACGTGATAATCTGCCACACCGTTGCGGGGTTAGCCGCATAGATACTGGAGTAACGAAGTGTCTTCACTACATCACGCATAGCTTTCGCCGTACCACCAGACGGTTTCGTGTAGAGGCTGAACCCGTCCGGCCCCCACCCATCGGCGTTAGCGAATCGATCCCCAAAGGCCGACGCTGCGAGCGTGTTGTGTGGGTCTTTGCCCTCGCGGAAGCACTCCAACAGCAGTGGTATCTTCCAGTAGCTTGCGGTGATTCTTAGGTGGGCTTGGTCCAGGTCCGCGCCGATGAGTATGCGTCCGGGCGGTGCTGCAAAGATAGACTTCAATCGCCCTTGGCCCTTACGACTCCCGAGGTTTTGCAGGTTTGGTCCGCTACTCGATAGTCTACCCACACTGGTGACATGAGCGTTCCAACTGGACCGCACCCGGCCGTCGTCCCACGCAACGCCTTTCTTCGGGTCCATGCGTTTCGTTCGCATGGGAATGAGTGTGGTGCCCAGCACCTTGTTCTTCTCTCGGCGATAGAGACGTAGCTCATAGATGAACCGTGTCTGCTCAGGGTTGAGTTGACCGCCGGCCAAGTGACCTCGAAGCACAGCATCACCGGTACTCGGTAGCCCGGCCTCTGTGTAGAAGTCTTTTGTCTCCATCTGAGCGGGCATACTTAACTGCCACTTATCGTAGAGCAGGTCGCGTATTTGGGCCGCGCTACCTGGGTTATCTATTGTAGGTGCCAAGGCCCGCAGGTTCTTATATCGCTTGTCTACGCTAATCTTGTACTCGACCTCAAGGCGACCGCGCAGTCCCTGGTCCACCCACACACCATTCTTGTGCATCTCCACACACATCTCTTGGGTCTTGTGGTCTACCTCGTTGAGATTCCATGCCTGTGTGCCGGGCCAGTTACCAGGCTTAATGTCTGCACGGATACCACGAAACGCACCCTGCGCCGCTGCGGCATCTATAAGAGGGGCAACGATACGCGCGTTGACTACAGTGTCTAAGATGTTGTAGCGCAGTAGCTCGTCGTCATCCTGAGAGCCGGTACTAATCTTGGTACCCTTCTCGGTGGTCTCCCAACGCTCAACGTCAGTGAGTATCGAGCCGATGGTCTTCAACCCCTTCGGTAAGTCCGGCGCTCGGAAGCGTGCGGGAAACAGCGTGTCGACCAGTGGCTTAGGGGTGACACCCAGGTGATGCTCCACCACCATGCGGTCGTAGCTCCCCGCGTTGTGGCCCACCCAGACACGCCCGTCGGTGAAGACACGCCGCATAATGTCGAGTAGTGCCCGCTCTTTCTCAGGTGGGTTCAGTCTTGTATGGCCATCTGTAGAGAGTATCGGGAACGCAACAGCCCGCGACACCTGGTGCGCCTTGCCTGTGCGAACCACCTTACCGTTAGCATCGAGGTCAGGTATGGCGATAGCGATGGTGCGCAGCCCACAAGTCATCGCCTCAATGCCATCCGTCTCAACGTCGTAGACCCAGAAGGGTGACGGCTGCGCCAACCACTCTTCCAGCTCGTGTGGCTCAGGCTTCCACAGCACGTCAGGATCTTCCCACCGCAATGTATCGGCGAACCACCGGAACGCTTTACCCAGGTCCGCGTGTAGCACATGCCGCCAACTGGGCGACCGCTGTATGAATCCGGGTGAAAGCATCGGCATAGCTTTACGAGTGCCTTCTTCACGGACGACGGACCAGTCATCGTCGAGGCTAAGTGGACCGCCGCGCGTAGCTTGGATGCTGCTGTTCAGCCGAGTCAGCGCAAAGGTCGCGCGCTTACCCATCGTTATGATGTAGGGATAGTTAGCTGCGACACTAAGCAGTCGCGGGCGGCAGCACTCAGACGGGTGAGCGATTGCCTCGTCACCATCTTTGGCGCGCTTCTTGTTGAGCCTACCCAAGTCTTTGTCGAAGCGCCTCCAGGCACCTGCCTCTTGACCGGACGGCTTACAGCACGTCACATGGTCGAGGTCTACATCAGGTCGCCGCTTACCCAAAGCACTGAGCGCGCTGTTCCACTCACTGCCTGCCCGACCTACCAAGGGTCGGCCGTAGGTGGTCGACTCCGCAGATGGGCTTTCACCTACAGCAAGAACCCGCGCCCCGGTGTGTCTCTCCGGGGGCACGGGCTGCCACAAGTCCTTACGCAAAACCCCCGATGAACCTGGGCCGAGCGGACATTCGCCGCATCGGGCACCGTGGTTTCGGGGGTCGTACTTCACTTTTCCTCAACGATGAGAGGCATCTATTCGGTCACCCACATGCCTCCCTGCTGGGCCAACAAGAGTCCAAGAGCTGACTCTCGACCAAAAAGTTAGCTGACGATTAACTGCGCTGCCGATGGTGGTGGAGGCAATGCCACGCCACCAGGGACGGGTGCTGCAACACTACTACCATTCACCGGAGGTGCGGCAGCAGGTGGTGTCATCATTGGCGACGCATCGGCGGACGCCACAACGGCACCGCTTTCAACAAGCGAGTCAAACTGCGCCTTGTTCATCCAACGCTCAACGGAACTGTACGAACCTTGAATACCTTGGATACCAGGCACGAACTCGACGTAGCCCTTGCGACCACCATTCGCAGACGAAAGCAACCAGTCATCAGTGATGGTGCCTCCCTCAATCTCGGGGCCGGTGTAGCCCAAAGACTCCAGCATAGTGCGGAAGGCAGCAAGCTGACCACGCACCTGCTTATCCGACAAACCCACAATGGGTGTGCCGTCGTCGTTGAACGGGATGCTCAAGAAGTCGAACATCTTAAAGCCGTTCTCGAACTGGACATGGACACGGCGCTTACCGGGTTTGTCTCGGGGGTTCTTCTCTACCTCAACGATAGATACGGTGTAGAAGCCCGCCTCGGGGGGACGGGAGCCAAAGGATGAGATTCCCTGCATTGCATTGCCTGGGAGTTGGAAAGTAGTCACGAGGACTCCTTAGTTTTGTTGTGATGGACATGATTGTCCGGTGGGTGCGACGAGACTGTCGCTATGAGATTGGTGGCGGAGGTGGTGGGGCCAGTTGTTTTGTCTCAACCGCCTCCGTTGTGAAGTCAAACATAGACCGCTGAGCTTGTTTGTTCAGCACTCCTCTTGCTATACCGTCTTGGCAAGCCCAACGCAAGTGTAGTGGGTCACTATTTCTCCCTTCTACTGCTTGCTGAATGGCCTTCTTCACGGGTACACCCTCGACAATAAGCGAGGCAACAATATCTGCAACATCATCCTGCCACTCCAGGCCGGGAATCCTGGCAAGGTGGTATTCCGACTGGCTTGCGCGCAGTATCTCCCGCAGGTTTCCTGGGGTACGCCGAGTGCATACACCTGTGCGGTCACCGGTGATCCACTCGGGGTCAGTTGGGTCGCAGTAGTACACGCCGGGGAACCACGGGTCCGGGTACGTGGGGTCTACCATCGCACGTACGTTTATGTCGCACCACGCCGGGATGGTCTTGACCTGGTTGCGGCTGGGTACGTCGGGTCCACCCGCGCAGAAGAAGCCGTCACCGTTCGTGCCGGGGTCTCGTTCATGGAACGTCAGCACCAGGTGAACACCCAAGTGCCGCGATAACGAGGACATTTGCAGCAGGTGTCGGTTTAGCTGCTGATACTGGAAGAACCGATCCGTCTTGCCGCTGCGTCCCTTGGGTGCCTGTTCCTCCCACATCAACATTGACTGCTTACACAGATGGCTCGCGTCGTCGATAACCAACGCACCGTAGGGCTTTAGCGATGCCGGGTCTTGGCTTAGTTGCGTCAGCATCTGGACCAGCTCAGGTAGTGTCTGCGGCGACTGCGGGTGTACCGTAGGGGTGTACCCCAACTCATTCTGAGCCACGAGTGTGACCGCAGAAGGCACGCCGAGAAACAACGCAGTAGGAAACGCAGCCAAGGCATCGCTGGTCTTTTTCTTTTTAGGCTGTCCGTAGACGGAGATCATAACAGTGGGGTGTGCTTCGCTCATGTAAATCCTGGGGGCGGTTGGGTTAGTAACTGATGCCGGGTCAAACCACGGCAGCTTTTCCGTAGAAACAATGCTGTAGTCCTTTGCATGGGCCGTATCGAGTGACGCACGCGGTCTCATGCTGCACTTTGGGCCAGGTCCAAAAGTCTGGGTTGTCGACGTCTAAGCGAGCCAACGCGTGCTCAGCACGCCACAGCATCTCAGCAAAGTGTGAGTCGCGGTGCGGTGTTGGTGGCACCATCGGTCGCGCGATGCGCCATGGCTCCTGTGTTTGAATCAAGTTGAGCGCAACACCACCAAACTTAGACCCGTACATCTGCTTGCCCATAATACGGAACGCAGCAAAGCCACCGTCGATAGCGTAGCCGTCAACGCTCCGGCCCAGAGACACCCGAGCTTGATGCTTGTGATCCCAGATGAACGCGCGGCCTGTGCGGTCAGACGTAGCCATGTCCAGGCGGCGGGTGAGGACAACTGCCTTGCCTGAGTCCGGGTGACCGGGGCAGTTCAGCGGTGACGGCCGTATGATGCCCCCGTCCCATGCTTTTACCTTCGTCGCACGGCGATCAAACTTCGCATCCTCAAGAGCGACGACCCAAAGACCCCAAGTACCGTCCTTCTCACCAAGCACGGCAGTTACAGGGTACTCGACGGCAATGACACGCCCAGGTGACTCCGGGTTGACCGCCATGTAGCGGCGGAACGTCTCAATCATCCTATCCAGGTGCTCGTGCCCACCATTAGCGTCGCACCACGTTGTGACGGCGTCTTCGGGGGAGAGAAACGCCAACTCGTCGTCGTGCCACTTATCATCCACCCAAACACCGCCCTGACGGGAACCCCAGATGGCATGTTGGTGTGCTTGCATGATGTGACCCATCGAACCGCGCGTCAACGCACTGGCAGGGATCATCTCCAGGCCAAGACGCTCACCGTACGCAAATAACTGCGGGCACCTAAAGAATGTGCCTATACGAGACCAGCCAGAAGCCGAACGGCCCGCGTCAATCAAAACATTACCCATTACTTCACCCCCAACTTGGTGACGATGGAATCGAGCAGCGCGTCGCGGTCCTCAACACCTAAAAGTTTCTTATCCAGACCCCGAAGCTCGTCGGCTGCAAGGAATTGCTCTATCGGCCCGAACTTCTCGACCAGAATGTCGACCACCCGCTCGTCATAGGTACCCGAAGCCACGACAACCTTGAGTAACGTCGGGCAACCACCCAATCGGTCAAACCTACCCTTCCATTGGGTAAAATCACCGGGCTTCCAGGGCAGCATGGCGAAAATGGCAAGGTTCGCAGTCTGCATCCCGTCAACACCCGTGCCCATGCTCTGCCCTGTGGCCACTAAGCAGCACGCATCGGTGGATTGCCGGAACAAATCGACCATATCATCCCGTTCGTTCTCCGGTACCCCACCATGAGCCGACCAGACTGGAACCTTGCCAAGAGATTCGTCGCCGCGACCCACTGCCCGGCGTATTTGGTGCGCCCATAGCTCTGTTTCTCGGCGGCGAGCGGTAAACACAACAACCTTGCCCCCACCACGGAGACCTTGCAGCACCTCATCAACAACATACTTACGCTTTCGGCTACACGCTTCCGCCAAGCGGGCCTCAACAGCGCGTTCGCGGGCTTCGACCCCACCTGAACGCATCTCCCGTGCCATCTTCTTGAGCGCCTGCCCGAAGGTAGCCTCGTCGCTCCATCGGTCGGCCCTATTAAGCTCATCGTTGTCCAAGTAGACCACTTGAACCCGCGTGTCGGGTAGCTCAGCGTGACTCTCCGAGTAAGGAACCTCGTGCATCAAGAAGCTGCAGCGGTTGCGTAGCTCGTCGAGGTTACTGCTACCTTTATCGTCTAACCCACCGTAAGTACCCGGCTTTGCGTCACAATAGCGGGTAGCAAAGCGCCCATACGAATGACTGAACCCTCCCGGTGATAGCAAGTCCAGTTGGCTCCACAACCTGCGTGGCCTACCATCATCCAGCGGCGTTGCGGTCAGCCCTATCCTCACTCGTAGGCTTTTGAGTCGGCTCACGTCCATCACAGCGACGGCACGGTTCTCTCGGTCGACCTTAGAGTCAGCGCGCCCACTCGCCTTTGTCTTACGGCGCTCAAAGCTAACCTCACCATCTGCTTCCTGTATAGCAGTCCATCGTTTCGTGCTGCCGTGCGTGTGAATCTCATCCAAGATCAGCACGGTAGGCTGAAGCATCCGAGCGATGTCCAGGTTGTCGGTCAACGATTCAGCCCCGATAACAACAAGGGGTCGCCGTGACATTTCCCTGCACTCGTCTATGTAGTCGTCGAAGGTCTGGTCTTTCTTCCGAGTCCCCGACTTAGGCCGAACACGGAAGGGCTTTAGGTGCGTGTACTCTTGTGTCTGCGACCACCACACATGACGCGCCTTCGCGGGGCAAACAACGAGTACCGGCCCAGCATAGGTGAGACTGCTCATCAGCGCACCCGCTGTCTTACCGCTACCGCAGCTCCAGGTATTCAGTGTCCAAGGCCGACTATTCGTCCATGCGACCCCCGCAGTCTGGTAGCTTGTTGCCAGCGCGGGAACATGATCTCGAAGCTCGCCTCGCTGAACCGCATCATCAACTAACTCGCGTCCACGAGCAACCAGCGCCACCTTACCTTCGTCCGTCCACGGGGCGATACCACCAACGCCGCGAGCCGTGAAATCGTACGTCATCTGACAACGGCGTAGCTCCAACTCAACCAACCACGCACCGTGCAGAGGCACGAACAACTCACACTCACTCATCGAAGCCAGTTGATGCTCAGTCGCCTTCTCAATACGAACCCGCTTGTATTTCTGCTCGCCTCGGGAGTAGTAAGGCTCACGAGCATAAGCCAGCACACCGGGAACCAAATACTCAAAATGACGTAGATAGTCCCACTGATTTTCGGCGGTGACGAAGTAGCGAAAGTGCGGTTGTGTCCACATTGATATGGCCCTCTTGGATAGTCATTGTTACCTCGTCATTACCAGTGTGTCAACAGTTAAAGTTGACGATGTGGTTAAACTGGGCTACCGTTCTGGTGTACCAAAGGGGAATTACTATGGCCGAGTCAGACAACGGGTTTATTCGATTTATGCGCCACAATAGAACAAGTAGGCAATGGAGCTTGGCTGAGTTGGCCCGCCGCGCTTCCTTATCTCAGCCCGAAGTGTGTCGGCTTGAATCAGGTGTGCGCCTACCCACTATGCGGCACGTAAAGGGAATGTCCGAAGCCTTCTTTGCTGCACCAGTAAAAATCGAGGGTCAACCGCAGCGGTACGAAGAGTGGATTACCACACTGCTTGAGCTTGGTGAGCTTGCACGCATCGCCGCGCGCAGCGGGCCAGGTCGTTGGTCTAAGCGTACTTAGCTACACATCCTTGTTTTCGATCATCTTGGCGATGTCTTTCTTGAGCTTGTCTTCTTCTTTGCTCTTGATGATCGCGTCTAACTTCGCTGTCTGATCCGTCAGTTGAGTTGCAATCGTGTCAGTCATCTGGTCAATGCGCTTCTGAGCGAACCAGTTGGTAGCAATCAAGTAAATGGCAAAGATGCCCATAGCACCATACTCCAGCAGGGCAGTGACTATACTGCTGGCACTATCGGCTACGACTTGCTCATCCATTAGAAATCCGGCTGGTCAACGAGGGTATAGGTAAAGCTATCGCCCCACTTTGTTTTGGCGCAGTACACGATGCTCATAAGCTCGTCGAAGTGGGCTTCTTCTGCGAAAACCTGGCAGCCGGCTGAGAACCGATTTACCTGCGTAGATTTTTTTCTGCCCGATTTGTGGATGTTGATTCCGTACATCCCTTCTTGGGCAGTTGAAGGGGCCATGTCCAGAGTCTCGTCCCGATTCTTGTCTCGGTACACCGTGACGGCTTTGCGCTGAACGAGAGCGTCATACCCCCGGTGCAAGCCGATTTTGTACGCGCCGCGATACTGGCCGGGCTTCAAGATGGCAGTCCCATCGACGTTCATCGGGTGCGTCCGCCAATACGTGCCTGGGTCCGTCGTCGCTGGCCATGTACGCGTTACCCACCCAACTTCGTCCCTGTAGACGAGGCAGATGCGATCATCGAAGGTATTAGCATCGCTGGCTACAGTACGGATGCCAATGATGTTCAGGTTGTACTCGCCCTTAGTGAACACTGCGTGGCCAAGGGACGCGACATAATCAAGCAGGACTGGGAGCTTAGTCACAGTTGATATTCATTGCTTGGCACATCCGAGCCTGGTTCTGCAAGATAATAGATATGTCTTCACGGACACCATCTTGGCTCATCTCAAGTTTGTTGACTCGTAGACCGAGGTTGTCCAAAGACATCCAGCCACCGCCAGCAAAGAAGATCATACCAACAACCCAGATAAAAAGTTTTGTATCGAGCCATGAAGGCAAGCTATCTGCGCTCATCGGAATCCTCCAGAACTATAATGATATGCGGTACCTAACCCTACTGTAACAACTCCAACAGTCACAAGAGTCTCAATCCTTCCCAACCAACGCTGGGTGCCTGGTCTCTCAAGGAAGGGTAGTGGCTTGTTTGCCTCTTCTAACTTGACTTTATACCAATCCCGGTCAGCCTTCAAAGCAGTAGTATCAATCGTGTATCTTTCCGAGACCGCCTTTCCCCAAGACTCAGTTGCGAGCAAATCCGAATAATCGGACAATGGAACAGCAATAGCCGAGCACAAGGCTTTGCTATCTTGACCCAGGATGGACGGCGCTATGCCCTTACCCACTTCAATCGGGTAGGTCATGCCGCACTGGCCAGGCACGTCGGCGATGGGGGGCAGGCGTTCAGGCATGTCTACAGCCCAAGCTAATCCCGATAGCAGTAATAGGATCATTCTTTGGGCGACCGTTTACGGGCATTACCCAAGGCCGCAAGCTGGGCTGCGGTGTTGGCCTCGTTTAGAGCCGAGGTCACCCGGTCTATTTCTTCTTCGAAAGTCTGTTGGATATTATCGCGAGCAGCATCAGCCACAAGATTCTTAGGCGGCGCATCAGGCTTTTTGGTTTTCTTTTTTCCACAACCACTCTTCCCTACGAAGACCGCAAGGACGATTGCGCCAAGAGCCGCGAGGATCTGGATGATGGTGTCCATTTCGATCATGACGCTACCAAGCGAACTACGACGGAGCTGGTTGGGGCTGTTCCATTACCCGAGGCTGGATTCGACGTGCACCAGGTAGTCACACCCGCAGCATACAACGCGCCCTCTTGGATGGCGTAAGAGAGTCGCTGCCCGGCAGGCGCATAGAACATCCAAGTATGGTCAGAGGCCACCGAACCGATGCTCGCCGCGTCCGCGATGCGTAGATACACCGAATCTGTCGTATTCGCCGTATTATCAATGTCGACCAGGTAGATTCGACCAGAGGTATTACCTGTAACGTTGTTCTTGATTCCCGCGTTCGCGACTAAGTCAACGACCAGGGTACCCGCAAGTGCTGTAGCTGTAGTGGATCGTGTGATTGCCATGGCTCAGCTACACGTCAAGCGAACAGTCGCTAAGCCGGTCAAGCTCGTTGTATCTGTCTGATTAGCTGATCTGGTCGCCCAGATACTCAACTGGGTAAAAGCAAACCCGTAAGGTATCTGGAACCACTCACGCGTGTATGCCTTACCTTTGATGATCAACTGCGGTACGGAACTACCCGGCGTGGGGTCGGCACCGTCATACAACTTCACCCAGTAGTCTGCCGACGCGTCTGTGCCGTCCAGGTACACGTTAAACAACCGACCTGGACCACCAGTGACGTTCGACTGGACCTCTGTTGCCGTCTGCATGTTTGAGACCTCTACGATCTTAAAGTCTACAGCACCATGAAACCCGGTAGCTTTGAGCGTTGCTGCCATAAGTTACTTCTTGCTCAGCGCAGCCATGGCTTTCTCGGCACTATCACCCGCAATGTAAGCAAGCCCAAGATACAACCACTGGGTTGAGTCGAGCATTCCCAAAGCGAGAAGGGCTGTACCTAATGCGAGGACTGCGAGCCTACGCCACGAGATTCGATGCTGAGAATCGAAGAATGTTTTAAGTAAGGCTTTCATGGGTTCCCCTATGTAGTGAGAATCTTAGTTGTGACCGGGTTACCGGGGTCCGTTTGCGCAACAGTAGTCGCCGCCGAGCCGTTAGCCGCCGTTGATGTACCCCAAAAGGACAAGGCAGTGGAAAACGCCACACCGGTTTCGATTACATACGATGTCTTAGTAGATGCCGCCGCGTAAAAAACCCAATCAGCGGACGTCGTTGACGGCGTAGCGTTAGCAACGTCTCCCGCTTTTACATACGTCGCCGCAGCGTTATTCTTGTTGTCAATCTGAACGTAGTACATGATACCCGCGGCACCTGTAACGTTATCTTCCGCCGCGTTGCTGTTCGTGTCTGTGGCCGCGTCAATGACGAGCTTAGTGGCTAATGGGTTGGATACATCTGCAACTGTAACAGCCATGATGGCCTCCTATGTTGTGACCAGTGTAACATTAAACGCAGCGGCAATTGACGCGTTGTTGACGTCGGTGCTCAGGGTCGTCTGCCATAAACTTAACTTGGTAAACGCAACACCACTCGGTATTGTGACGCGAACAGTCGTGCTCGCGGGCACTTTAATCATAATATCAGGCACCGTGGTGCTGACAACTACCGTTGCTTCCGTGAGTGTAATCTTGAGATACCCAGCGTTTGCGCCGTTGACGACCGTGATGCTATGCAAAAACCCCGACGATGCAGTCACGTCGTCCATTGACGCATGAGTCAGTGCCGTATCCGAGACAATCTTATAGGTCAAAGTCTCAGTATCGAATCGAGCTGTTTTAAGATTTGTACTCATTGTAATATCCTATACGGGGAGGTAAACATTCGCGGCGACGGCTTCCAGGTTCTCAACATTGCTTCCGCCGGTTGGGAATCTCATATTGGTATTGCT